TAGAGTTGCAGAAGCTGCGGAACAATTAGGATACGAGCCGGAGGATTTGCAAGATGATGAAGATTCTTTAGATCAGTATCTTGCTAAGATAGGTTTTGATGATGACGATGATGGCGGCGGAATGATACAATAAACATAATTTCCGTGATAGTAACAAAAAAATGTTAGAACAACGATTGGAGTATAAATGAATTACATATTAGAGAAGCTTGCGATAAAAGATGGACATTATTCTAGCGTTAGAGTAGGTTATAAAGTAGAGGGTTCGATTCTTGCAACTAGAAAACTTATGACGGATGCAGAAGTTGCCCGTAGTCCAGATATCGGTGATATAGAGGTAGGAGATATGATTTTAGTTACAGGAGGAATTTCCTACGGTAAAACTAGTCCTATATCAAATATCGTAGAAAGAGATACAAATAGCTTGACTTTTGAGACAGGAACTAGTATATATAAACTGGAGGTTGAAGATGAATAATCTAAGTTATGAAGAAGCGGTTAAGCAGTTAAATCTGTTGTCGGCAGTTCAAGGTTTTATGAAACAGTTCAAATGTAAAGATGTCGAAGATCATAAAGCGATGCAAGAGAATCTAAGAGTTCGTAGAAAAGAGATTAACTATCTGTTATCGATTATTGCGGCACATAAGACTTCTAGGAAGTTATACTGGCAGCTTCAAAGCGCATTTGAGTGTATCTCAGATCTATCGGATGAAGTAAATGATTAAGATACTGCAAGGTGGACATTATCGTAAGAAAGGCTATTACTACACTCTTTATATCACGCTGCCGAAGTTTTTACGTAGTAGATGTAGAAGTATTAGTGGATCTGAGATGACTACAAAGAAGTTAGAATTGCCTACAGGTTTTTTATTGACAAGTAATAATGTTTATAGTAATATAGTAATAAGTTTGTTCGGTTTTGGAATCGGACTTGAGATTCATAGTAAAAGTTAGGAGCTTAGATGAGCGAAAACAGCAGAGTATTAGTTATCAGCGACATGCACATTCCATATCAACATCAGGATTTAGTGCCGTTTCTAGCAGAAATTAAAAAAGTATACAAACCGGATAGAGTCGTATGTATAGGAGATGAAGTTGACAAACATGCGATGAGTTTTCACGATAGTGACCCAGATCTTCCAAGCGCAGGAGATGAGCTACAAGAAGCTATAGAAGAGTTAAAGCCAGTTTATAAGCTTTTCCCTAATGTAGATTTAGTAGATTCAAATCATGGATCGATGGTATATCGTAAAGGAAAACATTTCGGTATTCCTCGTAAATATTTAAGAGACTATGGCGAAGTTTTAGATGCCCCAGAAGGATGGGTTTGGCATAATGATTTAAAGATAACTTTATCTGACGGTCAACGTGTTTATTTTCACCACGGATTAGCTTCTGATGGTCAAAAGGTTGCGCAAAGATTAGGCATCAACTTTATTCAAGGACATTTTCATAATTCATTCGAGATCAAATATACCGGTACTCCAGATAAGCTTCTTTGGAATATGACTATAGGGTGTTTAATCGACGATAAAGCTTTAGCATTTGCTTATAATAAGACGACTCTAGGAAGACCTCTAATAGGTCTAGGAATCATTTTAGATGGTCAACCTATGCTGATACCTATGGTTCTAGATGAGAACGGTAGATGGATCGGAGAGCTTAAGTAGTGGCTAAGAAATCACAATACCCCGAGACATTACCCTTTCATTACTTAGGTTTTGATTGGGTAATAAGATTCATCGATATAGAAGCTGTAGATTTCGGAGAAACTGATAGCGATAAAAAAGAGGTTAGAATCTACTTTAAAAACCGGGACAATCAAACCGTAGTAGAGACGATTATTCACGAGTTAGAGCATGTCATTATGTACGAAATTGCCGACAGTGTGTTTCATTTTGAGAAGGAACGTCCTTTTGATAAAGAAGAGAATTTAATTCGCTTGACAAGTCCTCGTATATTTGCTTTAATGAGAGACAACATTACGTTAATGGATTTTATTGTGAAGAAGATTAAGGAGTTATAATGTACAAAGAAGGCGAATTGCTAGAAGTTACCGAACCTTTCGGTAAAGGTAAAGGTAAAATAGAAAAAGGTACGATGGTAGAGTTTTACCAAGTTATAGACGGAGATGATTTAAAGAAAGCCCTTATTGCCGTTAAATTAGGCGATAGAGTCCTAGTAACTTTAGAGACTAATGTACGCATCAAAAGTTGGTGGCGACGAAGAAAAGCTTTTAAAGCGTTTAATAATCAAATGATGCTTAATAACCCAAGACTTAGGAGATACTCTCCAAATCCTTTTGTGAAGGCATTTTTTAGAGTATATTATTTTCTAGCAGATAAGGTAGGTAAAAATGTTTAAAGTCGGCGATAAAGTGAAAGTATTAAGGTCAGATTATCCTGATTCTATTGAAGTAGGTGATATAGTAGAGGTACTAGGTGTGGTAGATGGTGCAGGAGTTCATCTATCTGTTAATGATAAATATCCTCTTTATTTCTATAATAAGGAAGTAGAGCTTGTAGTAGATACTATCGAAAGTAGAGCAAAGATAGCTCAGGATTTATTATTTGAAGCAGCTCCTAGTATACAAGATCTTATAGATAGCTCTAAATTAGCGTCAGAAAGACAAATTGACGGCAATCATTACTCGAAGCTAAAGATTCAGCCTATGGAGTACGCTTTACAAAACGATCTTAATTACGGTCAATCTAACGCTATAAAGTATATCACGAGGTATAAGGATAAAAACGGTATCGAGGATTTGAAAAAGGCGATACATTGCATAGAGCTTTTAATCGAGTTCGAGGAAAAGAAATGAAAAAGAAAAAAATAGTTAGCGGAGAAAAAAAGCTGCAAGATTATACTACTAGAGAATTGGCATTTATGGCAGGTAGGTGTTTTGGGAAAAGATCTACTTATTATATGAATGAGATTATTAGTAGAATTCTCACAGAAAAGAAAGAAGTTGACGACGATTAAGATCTATGTTAATATCGAGTAAAGGAGTTCCGTTGAAGCAAAAGAAAGGAGCCATCGTGAAAGAAGAAAAATCAGGACAAGTTCAGAAGCTGAAGAATAGGATCAAGAATCTAGAGAAGAAGAATCGGCTGCTAGTAACAAAGTTAAATAGCGCAGAAGCTGCTTTAAAAGATAACATGAAGTACCTAAAAGATCATACTGAAGATCTAACTTTAGAGGATTTAATAGAAGCTGCGAGTAGTAAGAAAACCCTCGTAGAAACCAAGAAAATAGATATATGCCCGAAATGCGGCTCAGAAGATCTTAAGGTTATTACTACACTTTTTGGGACGATGGAGAGTTGTATTTGCGGTTATAGGGAGACTTTTAAGAAATGAAAAAGAAGAAATCCTATGTTCCAATAGCCAAGATTAAAAACGCTTTAAGACGAATCCATATGCATGATAAGCAGAAGAGGACGGCTAAAGATCGGTGTAAGATCGATAAAGCTACCTTTAAATGCGAGGCTGAGGGCTGTAAGATAGCTCTGTATGAAGGAGTAAGCGAGAAGAACTACCTAGCTACAGTTAAGCGTCATCAAGGCGTTTATGAGGTGCTACAGGCTAAATTAGAGCTAGATCATATATATCCAGTAGTCGAGCCAAAGAAAGGTTACGCAGATTGGAATACTTATATAGAAAGGCTTTATTGTAGTCCAGAAGGTTATCAAGGATTATGCAGAGATTGTCATGCAGAAAAGAGTGCAACTGAAGCGGCGGAAAGAGCTGAGTCGGGAACTTTAAAAAGGAATAAATGAATAAGAGATTTTCCAGAGAAGATATTATATTAGGGAAGGTTCCTTCAACTGCAAAATTCCTATATAACGAAAAAGATTCAGACTTCTCATGGTACGAAGTGTGGACAGAGGATCAATATAAAAGGGTTGCGGAATATTACGGAATACCTTGGGAAGATAAAGAGTAAAAAGAAAACAGTTGACAACATTTTAAAAACATCGTATAATAAAACCCGGACATTCAAAGGAGATTAATGAAAAATACACCGACACCATGGGGCGAGATTGGATACATCACTTACAAGAGAACTTATTCAAGAAGGCTAAAAGAAAATGATATCAATTCTCCTACGGAAGAGTATGTTGATACTGTTGATAGAGTTATAAACGGATCTATTAAGCAGCTTAAGGTTCCGTTTACAAACGAAGAGCAGATTAGATTTAAAGAGATTATGTTAGGATTAAAAGGTACTGTTGCCGGTAGATTTTTCTGGCAATTAGGGACAAAAACTGTAGATACGTTAGGTCTACCTAGTTTGCAGAATTGTTCTTTTACTGTAATTGACCATCCAATTGAGCCATTTACTTGGGCTTTTGATATGCTTATGTTAGGATCAGGGGTAGGATTTAATATTCAACGAGAGTTTGTTTATAAGCTGCCGAAAGTTTTAAAAAAGAAAATCAAGATTACAAGAATCGATTCAAAAGATGCTGATTTTATAGTTCCAGATTCTAGAGAAGGTTGGATTAAGTTACTAGGAAAAGTTCTTAAGTCTTATTTTTATGGCGGCAAAGGTTTTTCTTATTCGACTATTTGTATAAGAGGTAGAGGTACTTTGATTAAAGGTTTTGGAGGCACTGCAAGTGGTCCAGAAGATTTAGTAACAGGTATGTCAAATATTATAGGAGTATTAGAGTCTAGGAAAGGTAAACAATTAAGACCTATAGATTGTTTAGATATTATGAACATTATAGGAAGTATTGTAGTCGCCGGCAATGTAAGAAGAAGTGCTCAATTAGCAATAGGAGATTTTGACGATCTAGAATTTCTAGGTGCTAAGAATTGGTCAGAAGGAAGTATTCCAAACTGGAGAGCTATGTCAAATAACTCAGTAGTTTGTAATGATATATCGAAGCTTCCAGAACAGTTCTGGGACGGTTACTTAGGAAATGGAGAACCTTATGGATTAATTAATCTGAAGCTATCTCAAAGTTGCGGTAGATTAGGTGAGACTCAATATCCAGATCCTAACGTATTAGGCTATAATCCTTGTGCTGAACAGAGTCTAGAAAAAGACGAGACTTGTGCTTTAGCAGAAACGCATCTTCCAAATATAGAAAGCTTAGATGAGTTTAAAGAAGTCGTTACTTATTTATATAGAACCGTTAAGCATAGTTTGGCGATAAAATGTCATATAAAAAGTACCGAAGATATCGTCCATAAGAACATGAGAATGGGTATTGGAATTACTGGATATGCGATGGCTTCTGATGAGCAGAAATCGTGGCTACCGGAAGTTTATAAGTACCTTAGAGAATTCGACATAAAGTATAGCGCAGAACATGGATTTCCTGTAAGCATCAAATTGACTACAGTTAAACCTAGTGGAACTTTATCGCTACTTTCTGGTGTAACTCCGGGAGCGCATCCGGGATATTCTCACTTCTTTATTAGACGAATAAGAATGGCTAGTAGTATTCCTTTAGTAGATGTTTGTAAAAATAACGGGTACCCTGTAGAGTATGTTCGTAACTTTGATGGCACTGAAGATAGAGGGACTGTAGTAGTAGAATTTCCTTGTAGTTTTCCTAAAAATACAAAAGTTGCGGCAGATGTTTCAGCTATAGATCAGTTAGAGACTATCAGAGAGTTACAAACTAATTGGTCGGATAACGCTGTTTCTGTTACGATTTACTACAAAAAAGAAGAACTTGACGGTATAAAAAAGTGGCTAGGGGAGAATTATAACGAAGGTTTAAAGACTGTTTCGTTCCTTCTTCATAGTGATCATGGATTCGTTCAAGCTCCTTACGAAGAAATTACAGAAGAAGAATATAACGCAAGAGCTGCAGTAGTTACTCCGATAACTGACGTTGAAATAGACGAAGATTCTATCGATGGAAGTCAGTTAGGTTGTGCAGGAGGCGCATGTCCAATAAAATAAGCAGATGGACTATATTATCAGAGCCTTATAGACGAGATGATCGTCATTATGAGGCTCTATATGTAGATGCTAAATGTGACTGCGGAACAGAAAGGAGTGTTATTAGTAAGAATATTACTAGGAAGGTTTCATTATCTTGCGGGTGTCTTCAAAAAGAAGTGGCGGCGATTCAAGGGGGTTTTAATAAGAAACCTGCAGGAGTTCAAGCTAGGAATGCCAAATATGCCTCATATAGAAAGAACGCTAAATATAGGGATTATAGCTTCGATTTGACAAAAGATGAATTTACTGATATTATATTAAAGCCTTGTTTATATTGTGGATCTCATTTAGGAAACAGAGAGAAATCTAAAAATGATAATGGGGACTTTGAGTATACAGGAATAGATAGAGTTGATAATTCAATTGGATATACATTAGATAATAGTGTACCGTGTTGTAAGTTCTGTAATTTAGCGAAAAGGGACAACTCTCAAGAGTATTTTATAGAAATGTGTAAAAAAGTAGCTAAGGAGAATAAATGAACAGGTTAAAAAAATGGTTTTATCCCCACGCTAAGGTAGTATCTTCTAGTGTATTAGGTAGAGAAGAGGAATGGAAGGGTAGAGTTCCTATTCTAGTAGAAGATGCTTGGGATCAGCAGCAGGTTACTATTGAGGATTGTTTAAGAAGGTTAGATCATGCATCATCTCTTTTAAATGATACACATCCTGCTGCAGCTAATAGTATAGATAATTTTATAAAAAAATATAAATATAACAACAGAATAGAGATTGAAAGGATATAGATAATGACATACCAAGACAAGTACTCAAGATACCATGATAAACCTGTTACCAACGGAGAATACTCCTCAAACAATGGGTGGATTTATACAGCCTATTCTAAATACCTTGCGAAAGGTAGCGTGAATATGGAGCTTAATATAAAATGCTATAATGATTGTGTAAAAAGCTATGAGCCGTTAAGAATCGACCGTAGCCCGAATGATCCAACTCCACCTTTAAGTAAAGATGAAATAATCGGTCTAGTATCTTTAGGCTTAATAACGGCAAAAGAGCTTCAAGCTAATCATTGGAACTTCTGTAACTTAGAGGAGTTTACGCCTAAAAAGCTGACGTTTAAAGCTGCTTATAAAGCTGCAACTTTGCTATATAAGATCAGAGGAGAGCATCGTAATTATATGTGGCAGCAAGGGATACTAGAAGCTTATCCATTAGCTTTTTTATTGCCGCCGGAAGATCAATACTATGTCATGAAATACTACGATATGAATCCTGGAATCTTGCGTACTATTATTTTCTATTTAAATACGATAATTACCTTGACAGGAAAGAATAAGTCTGCTAAGATGCTTAGATGGTTGCAACTAGAGGACTTAAAACATCCATTACTGCGCTTTGTA